TTACCCTAACCAAAGCACACACGGCTATATTCATTGAATATCCGTGGTCTCCCTCTCTAATGGGTCAAGCTGAAGACCGTATACATCGTATTGGTCAAACAGAACCTTGTGATATTGTATATCTCTATGCTAAAGATAGCATTGATGAATACAGATTGAGAACTCAAAATATTAAGAAAACAATTATTAATCATACTATGAAAGAGGTATAAAATTATGGCTACAACTGTTGCACAAATGAACTTGATTATTACTAACTACGTTTCTGCTTTATCTGATAAAGAACAATTACGTTTTATTGCCAATTCTTTGAAACAAACTAAAGTATACTCTGCTACTCCATCTGGTGTTGCTCGTGCAATTTCTGAATTCGCCGCTACTAACACTGGTAAAGATGCAGTAGATACTATTAAAATCCCTGTTATCTCTTTGAACGAAGAAACAGCTAAGAAATTTGTGTTTGTATCTAAAGCTGGTACTGTTAAAATACGTGATTTACAACAAATCGTTTTGATGGCTATTAAAGCACGAACTAAGAAATACATCGAACGTGGTGCTGAAACATCTTATTTATTAATTCAAGAATTAAAACGAATTGACCGTGAAATGGGTACCGAATTTTACGAACACTACAAAATGTCCAACCCAACTCCAGTTGTAATGGTTCAAGCACCAACAGAACCAACTCCTGAAACACCTTCTGAAACAGCTACAGAAACACCTGTAGAAAATGAAGTAAATGAAGAAGTAAATACTGCTGAAGTTTCCCAATAGTCCAGTGGGGAGCTTCGGCTCCCCTATAAAAAAGAGTGATGAGGTGAAATTATGATAGAACAAACAACATTTTCAGCAAAAATAACAAAATATAAAAATAACCAATATTGTAGTTTAGATTTTTCTGAACCTGTTTCTACATTAGATTCAATGACATTGTTACAATTATTCTCAAGAAATTATAAACATGGTTGTGGTTTTATATATAAAATTGATGAGGAGGTGTTTATATGCTAAATCGTTGGGCATCAGTTACTAGCTATTATACAGCTAATTATAACATAATTAACAAATTATTTGGTCCTATTACAACGGATTATCAACAAACAGATAGCTCACCTGATTGTTGTCTGTGTAACGAACTAATTGCGTGTTACGATAAAGATGATAACGGTGTGTTTTATTTAGAATTAGAAGATTGAGGTGATACGAATGATAAATAAAAATCAAAAAATTAGAATGACAGCAACAGAATATGTGCCACAATTTCATGGTGGAGCCAGTAGATATTATAGAGCTGATTTTTATGTCAGTACGGTACTTGTCGAAAAAATGTTCTTGAACAAATATGCTAGAAATGATTATCAGGGTATGGTAAATGCATTTAAGGTGAAGCTATGTTAAATATATATCATCAAATCTCATTAATAGAAATGAGAGCAGCGAAAACTATTGGTAAATTATGCAGTTCAGTACAATCTGACATTTGGTATTTTACATATGAAGATTTGAATAGTATACGTGATGTTTATATAAGAAATTATAAAAATGGATATGAATATACCATAGCAGGAGTAAAAAATGTTGAATAAAAATGATGGTGTTAGATTAATTGAAATAAGAGCTAATGCAGTGGCTTACGAACTACGAGGCGATGCACACAACTATCCATTACTATTTATGCACGAACAGATTCGTGGAGTATATAATATATTCCGTAATCAATATTCAGCTGGATATAATTATGAATTAGTACAGGTGGAGTATGATGAAGAAGAATGACAAATTTTTGATAAAAGAAACATCCAATGATGTAACTTTACCATTCATTCGTCATACAGTAGATACATCTGAATGTATATTCGTATGTCATAATGTCACATGGCGATTAATAGACATATTACAAATGAGATACGATAATAATTATATTTTTGCAATGATGGAGCTAGATTATGATACATAATAAAGCCAAAGTAATATGTACATATACAGATTATCCGGATGTAGTAGATAAACTATCGTGTAAAGAACGTATTGGATATATATATGATGGTAATATTCTATTATTATATATTTATAAATATATGTATAATTACCAACAGATGATTGAAATGAAATATGATGGGATAAGTGATTAATAATGATAAACAAAAATGATAGACTGTATCAAGTCAATATAGTACATCCTAAACAGAGAATACGTGTATCTCAATTCATAAATAATAATAATAATTTGTCAACATACGCAGTACCATTTGTAATGTTGGATAATTTTATATACTTATATCAATGTCATAATACGTTTATGGTGGTGGAGTTACAATGATAAGAGCGGCAGATGGTGTAATTTTAACAACTAAACATTACTCTAATTGTATGGGTAACGTTAGCTTTATATTTTATCCGACACGTGTTGCTGATGTATCATGCCCATTAAAATTAGCTTATAGAAATAATTATAGTAATAAAAATAATGCATATCGTAAAGTTATTGAAATAAAATACGTAAAGAAAAGAGGGTAATGATGTTAAATACAAAATATTTATATCAATTTACAGATGTTATTAAACGACCGACTATAGTTAAAACTACTAGATATATGGAAAATTATGAACGTCTTGAAGATGAATGTGCGATTTCACAATTATTCTACTATTTATATGGTGAACGTTATTATGTAGATAAAATAAGACCATTTAAAGTGGTATTAACAAGAGGTGTAGCATGATTGATACAAACAATATGTTAAGAGTATCTCTTATTAAAAATTATGCGTCTGCGACATATACACACCATTATTATTGTACTGCAAACAAATTTGGTCAAACTATTTTAACACTAGATGGTTTATATATTATGCGATATGATACACGAGATTCATATAATGCAATAATATATAAATCTATATGTGCAGCTAAATTACACAGATAATAATGAGGTGAATATGATAAGGAAAAGTGATATATTAAAAGCAACTTCTATCCAATATGATACGCATGAACAAGATTTATTATTTAATGTATTACATGAGCATTATTTGAGTATAGATGTAGAACCATTAAAATATGTCTATATAGGGCGTTACGGTAAAAGTATGTCACGTAATATGATTTATGAAGCTAAGTTTTTTGTATAAGGAGTTATTATGATTAGACCAGAAGATAGATTTCGCTCATTGTGAGGATGCTTTGTTACGTCTGAGATATTGACTACAAGAGTGCAATATAGAGTACAAAAGTGGCGTGATGATACATATGCGTTTTATATGAATATGTATAGCAATCGTTCAGTATCTAATACAACGTATTATGCTGAATTAATATAAAGGAGGTTATATGCAGAGAAAATGTCATAGTTGTAGCACATTATTTGAAGTGCACGGCGACGATGTATTATGTGATGCTTGTAAAAATCCAGCAACACGAAAAAGTTTTAAACCACCTGAAGATACATTAACATGGCAACAAAAGTTTGACATGAAATGGCAACAATATGATGATGAACATGAATATGATGGTGTTAATGGTAAACGTGGTTCTAAAGCTACTCATTGCTGTGTGTGTGGTGGTAGATTGCCACCAATTCAAGAACGTAAATATGGGAGGTTTTGTAGTAGTAAATGTAAAAGGAGTTATAATGAAAGAAAAGATTGTTCATGATTTTAAAGGTTATATCAATGGTGTTCAATTCAATGATAAAACATTATATTATAGCGTAGAATATATTTTATCAGAATTGGAAGAAACATTTAATGTAGAAGTACCGTGGACCCTAGTATATTCTTTAAAAAATATTCTTGATAATTTATATAGGAATCTAAGTGAATCACGAGAAAGTGAAGTAGAAGATGATTTAGTAAATTGTATTTACGACGCAGAAACTATCCAACAGTTGTGTTTTAGTAGTGTGTGGGCTTCTTATGGGTATTTTAACCCAGTTAATCGAGCCTTCGCAGATTGGGATAATACTTATGGTAAAGACCCAATTATATACGATGAAACTAACAGTATTTAATGAAAGGTGGTGATTATTAAATAACAGGTATCAGTAATTTATAATATTATGTTTAGTTGGAGGTAAATAATATGCAAACAAATTTAAAAGCAAAACTAGAAGACATTAATGTGAAAGACACTCATGCACGTGCTACATTTCAATATGATAATCATGGTGTACGTGCTTCCATTACGAAAGACACTACAGTATATGAACTTGCACTTCTTGGTATTGAAATACACAAAGAAATTGTACGTCGATGTGCTGACTCACACATGGAAGCCACTGAAGCTATGGATATTGTTAAAGGCATGACAGAAATTGCTATGTATGATTTAATGAAAGAGCAATTAATGGAATTGCTTGGTGATGATGCTATTGATAAATTATTAAATAAATAAAAAAAATAAGCCCCTTAATTGGGGCTTTTTTTATGTCCATTTTTAGTTGTCAATCTCTTTAATACGATTAAATCGTGCGAGCATATCTTGTGTAACACGGGATTCAATAGTTGTAAATCGTGTTTCATTAATGGTTTTTTGTTCAGGTGCAAAACCAGCTCTATCTAATAAGTCTTTAGTAGCTTGGAATTTAACTTGGTCTGAACGAGCATTAAGTGCTAAATGATACATTTGGTCTGCCATTTCTTCTGCACGTTTCATAAATTTATCTTGTACTATTTGTTTTTGTTTTTCTAAGGCAATTTCCATTGTTTCAGTATGCTCTAATAATTTAGTAGGATAATTTGGTGAATATCCTGCTTCTGCTTTAGCTAATGCTGTATTACCAGTCTCAGCTTTTACACGAGCGTATAATTCTTGTTGAGCACTAGGCTTCGGTTTCTTCTTGTATTCCGAGGGTCTTGGCTTCTTCACACGCTCTTCTATACTCTTCCTCTGTTTTATATCCATGTT